TGGCCGATTGCCAGCCCGATTGCCAGCCCGATTGCCAGCCCGATTGCCTGGCCGATTGCCAGCCCGATTGCCAGCCCGATTGCCTGGCCGATTGCCAGCCCGCCCGCCTGGCCGCCCGCTTTCCAGGCGAAAAGCGCGCCGCGTAAATATCGCCGCACATTGCCCAAACCTATCGCGCCACCCTATCGGCCCGCCGGATATTCCGGCCATGAGCGCGCCTAAAAAGGGGCCGTTTTTAAGCCGTTTTAAGCGCGGTTTGCAATCAAATGGCTTGTCACCCATCCAAACCTATCCCACCCACTCAAATCGACGTACAATCGCGCGCAAGCGGGTCCTCCGGCAAAGATGCCCTGCGGGTACGCGCGAGGCACGTTTGTTTTTTAGTGATAGGAATGTATATATGGGGGTGTATGAGAAAGGGACTAAGTAAAATGGCAACCATGTCAGATTTGGCAGCACATCTTCAAATGACCACGAAGAGCGTTCAAGAGCTTATAAATAAAGGTATAATTGAGAAGAAGGAGCGTGGCAAGTACGAGATCGACGCGGTTCGCAAGCAATACATCCTGCATGTCAGAGAAGTCGCTGCTGGCCGAGCAAAGGTTGGCGATCTCGACCTGCAAGAGGAGCGAGCGCGTCTGGCTAAAGAGCAAGCTGACTCCAAGGAAATGGAAAACGCTGTTGAGCGTGGTGATCTTGTGTATATCGAAAATGTAGCTAAACAGTTTGAATTGCAGTTGACCAAGGTTAGAACAAAGTTGTTGGCTGTACCAACAAAGGTTGCACCTGAAGCTCACATTGCTGCAACGGTAAAAGAGGTCCAGAGCTTGATTGAGGCCGAAATAGTAGAGGCACTGAATGAATTGGTCGGATACGATAAAGAAGCAGCAAGCGAAGAAACTTGATTCTTGCTTATCTGCGGCTATCGCTAACGCATTAAGGCCTCCTCCAAAGTTGGAAGTCAGTCAATGGGCTGACAATTACCGACAGCTATCAAGCGAAAGCTCTGCGGAAGCTGGAAGATGGACGACATCAAGAGCTGAGTATCAACGTGGAATGATGGATTCCGTTTCAGACACGAATATTGAGACAGTTGTGCTTATGACTGCCGCTCAGATTGGCAAGACAGAGCTGATTAACAATGTTGTCGGTTATCACATCCATCAAGACCCAGCTCCGATGCTTGTTGTGCAGCCAACTCTTGAGATGGCGCAAACTTGGTCAAAAGACCGTTTATCACCAGCCATCAGGGATACGCCTGTTTTATCTGATAAGATTAGGAATCCAAGGTCGCGCGACAGTGGTAATACAACTTTGCATAAAGTATTCCCAGGCGGTCATGTCACTGCGTGTGGAGCAAACTCTCCCTCCTCTCTGGCATCTAGGCCATGTCGAATTATTCTGTGCGATGAGGTTGATCGCTATCCTTTATCTGCTGGCACTGAGGGTGATCCTGTTTCGCTGGCTAAGAAGAGGTCCGCAACATTTTGGAATCGCAAGATTATTATGGTCAGCACGCCAACCGACAAGGGCGCCAGCCGAATTGAGGCGGCGTATGAGGAAAGCGATAAGCGCAGATATTTTGTTCCGTGTCAGGACTGCGGTGAGCATCAGATATTAAAGTGGGCCAATGTGAAGTGGGAAGAGGGAAAGCCTGCATCGGCTGAATATATCTGCGAGCATTGCGGTAGCTGTTGGAGCGATGTGAAGCGTTTTGCGGCGATCAGGTATGGCGAATGGCGATCTACGGCTAAAGGTGATGGTAAGACTGCTGGCTTTCACCTTTCGGGCCTTTATTCACCTTGGACGCCGATGGAGGATACGGTCAGAGACTTTCTGGCGTCTAAGCGAGACCCAATGCGGCTCAAGACGTGGGTTAACACTTTTTTAGGTGAGACCTGGGAAGAGCAAGGCGACCGGGTTGATGATATTGACTTGATGGAGCGCCGAGAAGATTGGGGTGATGAGCTTCCGGCAGATGTTCTTATTATGACTGCTGGCATTGACGTTCAGGATGATCGCTTGGAGGTTGAGGTCGTTGGTTGGGGCAGAGGTGAGGAAAGCTGGTCGATTTCTTACGATACGCTTTATGGAGACCCTTCAACATCTGAGCTTTGGATTAGGTTAGATAGCTTGTTGCAAAAGACGTTTACGCATCCCTTGCATGGTGAAATGGTGATCCGTTCCTCCTGCATTGACTCTGGCGGTCATTATACACAGCAGGTTTACAATTATGCGCGGCAAAGGTCTGGCAGGAGGGTATTTGCGATAAAAGGCATCGGCGGTGAGGGGAAGCCTATCATTGGTCGGCCAACCAAGAATAACATAGGAAAGATAAACCTTTTCCCAGTGGGTACTGACACTGCCAAGGAATTAGTGTATGCTCGCCTGAAGATGACGGATGAGGGTGATGGTTACTGCCACTTTCCAGATGATCGAAATGCGGAATATTTCCGTATGTTGACTGCTGAGAAGAAGATCACCAAATACTTTAAGGGGCGCCCAAAACGCGAGTGGGTTAAGATTAGGCAAAGGAACGAAGCATTGGATTGCAGAGTTTACGCTACCGCCGCATTGGCCGTATTAAACCTGAATATTGAAGCAGTTTACAAGCAGGCACAAAATAGGGTATTATCCGAACAAACTAAACGTCCGTCTAGGGGTCCAGTAGTACCTAGACGCAGTTCCTTTGTGCATGGGTACAGATAATGGCTAATCTTTTTGACTCGGATAATGCACCAGAGGGCGAACCTCTCGAAGTTGTTGTAGGTGACTTTCTCCAATGGAAGCGAAGTGATCTTGTCGCTGACTACCCTTCTGCAACGCATAGTGTTGAATATGTGGCAAGAGTAACGCAGGGCGGAAGTAGCGAAATCAAGTTTGCTGGGGTTGGTAGTGCAGATTATTATCTGTTCACTGTTGATAGCTCTGTATCTGAGGATTTTGAAGCTGGCTTCTACCATTGGCAGCTTGAGGTCACTGAGACCTCTAGTGGTAATCGCATTGTTGTGCAGCGCGGTGAGTTTAAGGCTGTGGTTGACCTTGACGTAAACGGCACTGATCCTCGGACGCACTCTGAGGTAATGCTGGACAAGATTGAAACTATACTTGAAGGCAAAGCTGACAGTGATGTTTCTAATTATAGCATTGCTGGTCGATCTCTAACCAAGATGACTTTTGATGAGTTGATGGTCGCGCGCGACAGGTATCGTCAAGAGGTCTTAGCTTATCGTAGGAAGCTAAGTATAGAGAGCGGTAAAGCCAGCGGAACAACTGTAAAGGTTAGATTTAGCTAATGGGCATTTTGGACATCTTCAATCGGTCTAAAAAGCCGAAAAGTCGCAGAAACTATGCAGCCGCCAGCAAAGGGCGGCTTTTCGCTGACTTCAACGCAAGTAATCGAAGTGCTGATAGTGAAATCTACCCAGTATTGCGCGATTTGCGCAATCGGTCGCGCGACTTGGAGAGAAACAACGAATACATGCGCCGTTATTTGCAGTTGCTGCGCACGAATGTGGTCGGAGAGGGTGGTATTCGACTACAGATGAAGGCTCGCAATCCAGATGGCGGCATGGACATTGGTGGCAACAATATTGTTGAGTCTGCCTGGAACGAGTTCTGCCGATACGGTGGCCCGACAGTTGACGGTCAGATGTCTATGATTGACCTGCTAAATCATGTGATAACTGGCGTTGCTAGGGACGGCGAAGTATTCTTGATGAAGGTTCGCGCGAACTATTTGCGTCAGGGGTATGCTTTGCAGCCCATAGAGCCTGACATGATTGATGAAAGCCACAATGAGCGGGTCCGTGGCGGCAATCCTATTCGTATGGGTATTGAGATTGATGAGTCCACCCGACGACCAGTTGCTTATCATGTTCTAACGGCTCACCCTGGTGATTTCGACTACACTACATTGGCGAATGGTAAGAAGCGCAATCGTGTTCCTGCGGATCGCATGATGCACATCTATCGTCCAGATCGGGCAGATCAGACGCGTGGCGTTCCTTGGTCAGTTTCCGCTATATCCTCTTTGAAGATGTTACATGGCTACCGCGAGGCTGAATTGGTTGCGGCCCGAGTTGGCGCTGCCAAGATGGGTTTCTTTACGTCTCCAGCGGGCGATGGCTTTACCGCTGACGATTACGAGGACAACGTAACTCCAATCTATGATGCGGAAGCTGGAACCTTTCATCAGCTTCCTGCTGGCGTTGACTTCACTGCGTTTGATCCGAGCCACCCTAATTCAGCCTTTGCTGACTTTGAGAAGGCTGTATTGCGTGGGATCGCAGGCGGCTTGGGTATTAGCTATACGTCTCTGGCGAATGATCTGGAGGGTACTTCATATTCATCTATTCGTCAGGGCGCGCTTGAGGAACGTGATTTCTATCGCACCCTGCATCGGTTTATGATTGACCACTTCATTGATCCGTTTTTCCGTGAGTGGCTTGAACATGTAATGGGATTTGGCGTTATTCCGATCTCTGGCACCAATAAGGTTGCAAAGTTCAGCGCAGGTATTTCTTGGCGGGCGCGTGGCTTCCAGTGGGTTGACCCGCTGAAGGAGATCAATGCGGCTGTTGTTGGCCTGCAAAACGGCATTTTGAGCCACACTGACATTGCTTCCAACTATGGCCGAGATGCAGAGGAAACATTTTCGCAGATCAGCCGTGACAAAGAGATGGCCGCTGCTTACAACTTATCAATGGCTTACGAGCCATTTGGCGATAAGCAGCCTGTCCCAGCGGAGGTTGAGGCAAATGACGAACAAACCTAATAGTGGCATGGTATCAGAGGCCAAGAAGGGTTTGGCTTGGCGTAGCGAGTATGGTCGCGGCGGGACTGAGGTTGGCATTGCACGGGCGCGGGACATTTCAAATAGTAAGAACTTGTCTGATGATACAGTCAAGCGAATGTATTCTTTTTTCAGCCGACATGAGGTTGATAAGAAGGCTGATGGATTTCGCCCAGGTGAAGATGGTTATCCGTCAAACGGTAGAATTGCTTGGGCTTTATGGGGTGGCGACAGCGGCTTTTCTTGGTCGCGCAAGTTAGCTGCTAAAATGGAAAAGGAACGCTCTATGGAAGATTTGGCAAAATCTGATATACTGCCCGAAACTACAGAGGGCGAAGAAATGGAAACTGAAGTTAGGGCAGAGCCAGATGGCTTGAGTGTTGGCGATTACGTCCAGTGGGATAGCTCTGGCGGTTCAGCTTATGGGCGCATAGATCGCATAGAGCGTGACGGCTCAATAAACGTGCCAGACAGTGATTTCACTGTGAATGGTGATGCGGATGATCCAGCGGCTTTGATTGAAGTGTACCGCGAAGGCGAGGATGGCTATGAAGCCTCTAGCCGGATGGTGGGGCATCGGTTCTCCACGCTAACTAAAGTGGCTGAACGTGGTTACAAAGACAAAGAGCGTCACATTGTAAACATTGAGGAAACCGAAAGCACAATCGTCATTACATACGCAAAAGATGACGAAGAGACGACTGAAGAGCGTTTTGAGCGTGAAGAGATGAAGACGCGCGGCATGATGTTCGACAATAAGGTTGTAAATGAAGAAATGCGGACGGTTCAGATAGCTGTATCCAGCGAAGAACCTGTTGAGCGTAGCTTTGGAACAGAAATATTAGATCACAATGATCGCAGCATTGACCTTAGCTTTGCTCGATCAGGTACGATGCCTTTGTTGCTGGATCACGATCCACGTCAGCAGATTGGCGTTGTGGAAAACGTAGACCTTGATGGCTCGGCGCGTAGATTGCGCGCGACAGTTCGTTTCGGAAGGAATGGGCTTGCCAAAGAGGTCTTCGATGATGTTGTTGATGGTATCAGAAGCAACATTTCGGTTGGCTATCATGTCAACTCAATGGTCGAGGACGGCGAGGCAAGCTACCGCGTCAATAATTGGCTACCAATGGAAGTTTCGGTTGTATCCATCCCCGCTGACAGGACAGTCGGTGTCGGACGTTCCGCAGCAGAAGCGCCACCCGCAAAACCCAAAACTGAAACTCGTAATGAGGTAAAGACTATGACAGAAGAAGTCAAAGTTGACGTAGAGGCGGTTCGCGCAGACGCAGCTCGCGCCGCAGCTAAAGATACAGCAGAAATGTACCGTTTAGCAGCAAAACACAGCAAACGTGACATGGCAGATAAAGCGGTTGCAGAAGGCCGCACACTTGCAGAGTTCCGTGGTGAACTTTTGGAAGCAATCGGAAATCAGCCACTTGATACGCAAGAGATTGGCCTTACAAAAAGCGAAGTTCGTGACTTCTCTTTGATGAAGGCAGTTCGTGCGATGGCAAACCCAACTGACCGCAACGCCCAGCGCGATGCAGAGTTTGAGTTTGAAGCATCACGCGAAGCGGCACAGCGTGCAGGCATTGACCCACAAGGTCTATATTTGCCACACGACGTTTTGCGCTCTTGGAACCAACGTGATCTGAACACATCGAATGACAGCGCATTGGTTGCAGAAGCATACCGTGGCGGTGATTTCATTGATGTACTTCGCAACGCATCATCCGTGATGCAAGCTGGTGCAACAATGCTGACAGGTCTTTCCGGCGACGTAAAAATCCCGAAAAAGACTGCTGCTTCATCTGGTGCATGGATTGCAACTGAAGGTGGCGCGTCTACTGAAAGCGAGCCAACATTCGGTCAGGTAACAATGTCACCTAAGACTGTTGGTGCGTTCACAGACATCACTCGTTTGATGATGATGCAGTCCAGCTTGGACATCGAGAGCCTTGTGCGTAATGACCTTTCAACAGGCATCGCATTGGCTATCGACAACGGTGCGCTTCAAGGTTCAGGTTCCTCTGGTCAGCCAACAGGTATCAAGAACACATCAGGCATTAACGCTCCGACTTCTTTCGCCGCAGCTAACCCAACTTTTGCTGAAGTTGTTGCGATGGAAACTGCGGTTGCAGAAGATAATGCTTTGATGGGCAACTTGGCCTATATCCTGCCAGCGTCTATGCTGGGTGCGTTGAAAACAACTGCAAAAGACACTGGCTCCGGCTTGTTTGTTGCAGATGGCAACCAGCTCAACGGTTATAATGCAATCGTATCAAATCAGGTTACTGCTGGTGATCTGTACTTTGGTAACTTTGCTGACTTGTTGATTGGTATGTATGGCGGCTTGGACATCACAGTTGATCCATACACAGCATCAACATCCGGCACCGTTCGTATTGTTGCATTGCAAACTTGTGACGTAGCAGTACGTCACGCAGTGAGCTTCGCACTTAATAACGACGGCGCATAATGCTTACTTGGGGCGGCTTAAAGGCCGCCCCCTCTAACGGGGGGTCAAAAATGAAATACATTATTCTTAAATCTTGCGTTGCATCAGGCGCATCAAGAAACGCTGGTGAAATTATAGAATTATCTGCGGATGAGGCAGCTTCATTAACTTCATACGGTCGTATTGCCCCCGCACCAGAACCTAAACCGACTGCGGCACCAAAAGATCGTGCGGCAGCTCCCAAATCAACGCGAGCTAAGAAATGAAGATAACTTTGCTAAAGCTGGCCCGTTGGGGCGACATTACGGCGGGTCAGGGGACTGTGCATGAAGTGCATGACGCTATCGCCGTAAAACTTATTGCGCGTGGTTATGCAGAGGAATATTCAGAGGAAGATCAAGTCGAACTTGAACCCCAAGAAGAAGATGAAAGTGAATAATGGCTATTCCATTTGCCGATGATCTGAATGCTATACTTGACGTAGATGAATTTGCGTCTAGCGTCTCTTATCGGCGCAAACTTGGCCTGGGCGATAGCTCGATCATAGGTATATTTGACAACGAAACTGTCCCAGTTGATGCTGGCGGCATTGCATCGGTGCATCAAGAGCAACCGCGCTTTACTTGTAGGACGACAGATGTTCCATACATTGCTGAAGATGATGTTATTATTGTCAGTAGCATTGAATATAGAGTTGTCGCTTGGTTGCATGATGGAACGGGCGTAACAACATTGCAGTTGGAAAAACAATAGATGGCGCATGTTCGTAAGCAAATCAGGGACCGCGTTGCCGAGAAAATAAAGTCGGATGTCAGCTTAGTTAAGCGTAATGTGTTTACTACGCGAGTGCATCCGTTGAATGATACTAATTTGCCTGCCATAAGCGTTTATACTGGTTCTGAGACCAGTGAGCGCATGAATGCAGGCGTCACTGACATTATTCGCGAACTTACGCTAGACGTAGACATCTACGTCCGCGAAACAAGTAAGTTCGATGATGATGTGGACGCGATAGCCGTTCAAGTTGAGGAGTCATTAGCCGGAGATTTTACGATTAATGGTCTTGCTAAGTTTAGCGTTTTACAATCAACTGAAATTCAATTTGATGGTGAGGCTGACCAAATACTTGGTATAGCCAAGCTGACATACTCAATCAGATATGTTACTGCTATCGGTGACGTAGAAACAGCCAAGTAGGAGTTCCAACAATGGCAACACATACAGGAAGTGAAGGAACCGTTAAAGTCGGCGCGGCTGGTTCTGACACCGTAATCGCAGAAATCCGCACCTTCAGCATTGAAGAATCTGCGGACACACTAGAAACGACAGCTATGGGCGACACATCTCGCACATATTCCCCTTCACTCAAAAACTTCACGGGTTCCGTTGATGTTTTCTGGGATGAAACAGATACAAGCGGCCAAGGCGCTTTAACTGTTGGGGCTGAAGTTACTCTTAACTTCTATCCAGAAGGTGCGACCTCTGGCGACACATACTATGGCGGTTCTGCCATTGTTACTGGTCGTACAATCAATTCATCGTTTGATGGGTTGGTAGAGGCTTCACTCACCATCCAGGGTTCTGGCGCACTAACTGAAACGACGGTGTCATAATATGACTTTAGCAAAACGTATCGCGGCGAAGCGAGCGGATCAGCAGCGTGGTTTCTCTGACGTTGAAGAGTGGGGCGAGGCGGATAATCCGCTTCGCCTTTACTTCACACAAGTCTCGGCAAGAGATATTGAGAAGGTCCAGCGGAAATACCCTAACTTTCTGGCTGAACCCAGCATGAGTGCAATGGTCGAGATGATTATTGTCAAAAGCGAAGATGAAGATGGTGAGAAAGCATTCACATTGGAAGATAAGTCTATCCTTCTGGGCGAGCCTGTTAATGTGATTGCAAAAGTGTTTGGTTCTATCTTTGATACTGATAGCCCAGAGGATCACTTAAAAAACTAAAGGGCGACCCATTTAGGTGCAATCTTCTCGGATTAGCTCTCAGACTTGGCAAGACGATCTCAGAGATTGAGGAAATTAGTCTTTCGGAGTATAATGAATGGGTCGCATATTTTGCACTGATTGAGGAGCGCGATAAAAATGAGTGAAAAGATCAACATTATTATCGCTGCCCAGACCAATAGCGCGGTCAAGGGCTTGGACCAGGTTTCCAGGTCCACCCAGCGCGTTGGTAATTCTGTGCAGAATGCTCAAGCTAAGATGGGCAGTTTTAATAAGGGTGTAACTGCTGGCAACGTAAATCTGCGTAAATTTGCCATGGGGGGTGCGCAGCAAGCTGGTTATCAAATCGGTGACTTTGCAGTTCAGGTTGCTAACGGCACATCCAAGATGCAAGCGTTTGGGCAACAGGCTCCGCAGCTCTTGCAAATCTTTGGACCAATTGGTGCGGTTGTCGGTGCGGCGGTTGCTATTTTTGCAGCGTTTGCTGTTGTTGCTGAGAAGACAAAGAAAAAGACGGTCGAAACTGCAACTGCAATTGACCGATTGAATAAATCATTTAATTCGCTTGCGGCGACTGACTATACTTCACTTGGCGAGAAGATGTCTGCCCCTGTGCAGGAAGTATTTGATAAGTATAAGAACTTGATCGCGGCGGCTCGTGAATATGCAGAGCTGCAACGTGCAGCGGCTTTGGGCGAGATCATAGAAACGCTTAGTCCAACGGACGAGATGGACGCTACGCGAAAGTCTCTTAAAGAAGCTCTGAGAATCCAGCGTCAAATGAAGAACCAGGGTATTGCCGTTGGTGATAACTACGATGACCATGTTGCCAAGATTGGAGAGCTTAACGATAAGTTGCTGCGCCAGCATAATATTTCTGCAATTATATCTAAAGTAAATGGGAAGACGAGAGCAGAAACAGCCGCGAATTTAGATATAGCCATTGTGCAGCTCAAAAAGGCTGGTGCCTACACAACGGAAGTGCAAAGAACCATTATGCTGTTTAAAGAGCAGGCTGGTCTTATTGGGGCTGTTAACCAAGAGCTTGACGAAGCTGTTTCCACTGAAAAGGATCGGGTTCAAACGCTCACCGAATCCAGTGACAAGTTATTCTATCAAGACGGCATTTTGCGGGCGATGAACATCAAAGCGGGCAATATGCGGGCCTTGTTTAATTCGATGAAGGCGGATCATGATAGAAGGCTTAAAACACTTCAGGATGAAGACGCGGTTATGGGCCAACTTGTGGTCAAAGGTCTTGTCTTTAACAAGAGTGTTTATCAAGGTGGTCGCGGCGGCGATCCTCGCATATTTACCGAGATGGATGAATTGCGCAAGCAGCTTGCAGCTGCAGAGGCCGCTGCGGCGAAGCTAAACGATACTGCTCCCAAGGGTATATCAAAGCTGGCAGTCAAAATTGACAGTGAGCTTTCACCAGCCATGAAGCGCCTTAACGGGATAATGGATTCAGTAGGTCAGTCATTTGAGGACGCCATGATGAGTGCTGTTGATGGCACAAAATCAACAAAAGAAGCGTTCAAGTCAATGGCGAGTGAGATCATCAAAGAGCTGTATCGTGTGTTTGTTGTAAAGCAGATCACAGGGTTCATCACCAGCGCCATTGGTGGTTACTTCAATGCTAATCAGGTCTCTGGGCCATCAATGCCATTGGGGACAGGTAACGTCCGCCCGCAGGCCCGCGCCTTCGCAGGTGGCGGCTACACAGGCAACGGCGCAAGAGCTGGTGGCCTTGATGGCAAAGGTGGCTTTATGGCCATGATGCACCCAAGGGAAACTGTAGTTGACCACACCAAGGGTCAGGGCGGCGGCCAGGTCATCGTAAACCAAACCATCAACGTATCAACTGGCGTACAACAAACTGTACGGACTGAAATCAAGTCACTGATGCCACAGATTGCCGAGAGCGCGAAAGCGGCGGTTGCAGACGCTAAACGGCGCGGTGGATCATACGGAAGGGCTTTTGCATAATGGCTATCACTTACCCTTTAGCTTTGCCGTCACATACGGGCATCGCCGCGATTGAGCTTAGGGCTGTAAATGCAGTGGCATATAGCCAATCACCATTTACGTTTGCGGGTCAGGCCCATGCTTACAGTGGCGAAATGTGGCAAGCTGACATTACATTGCCGCCGATGAAGCGTGCAGATGCGGAGCAATGGATTGCCTTCCTGATTAGCTTGCGTGGTCAATATGGCACTTTTTACCTCGGTGATCCTACGGCAGCGGCTCCGCGTGGAACTGTGACAGCCAATAATGATGTTAATTCTGCTACAGGTAGCGCGGGAGCTAGAACTATTTCCGTTACTATATCATCGGGTGAAACTCTCCTGGCTGGCGATTACATACAGATCGGCACAACGGCCAATCGTTCACTGCACAAGGTTTTAGTTAATGCGACTGGAACGGGAGCCGCACAGGACATAGAAATATGGCCAGCTTTGCGAGAGGCTAAATCTAGCGCGGGTGTTAATATACTAAACACAACTGGCAAGTTTAGGCTGGCAAGCAATCAGCAAAATTGGTCAGTCAATGAAGCTAGCATTTACGGCCTAACATTTGGAGCGTTTGAAGCGATATGAGTAGAACAGTTCCCGGCGCATTACTTACAGCACTTGACGGCGATGAGATTGAAGTTTTCTATGCGGTCGATCTGGACTTTGATACCGCCAATTTGCGCTTCTGGACGGGCTACGGCAACAAAACGATTAATGGCAACACCTACACCGGGACGGGCAACTTACTCGCCATAGATGGCTTAGAGGAAGCATCAGACCTATCTGCGCGTGGAACTACGCTAACTTTGAACGGACTAGATAGCACAATAATTTCCTATGCTTTGACTGAGGAATATCAGGGTCGATTAGTCACTATCTATTGGGGCGTTGGTACAGATACCGTTGAGGTGTTCAGCGGCTTTATGGATAAGATGACTATCCAAGATAGTGCCGAAACTGCAACAATCAGTTTGACCGTAGAGAGCCGTTTAATTGTCCTAGAGCGTCCAAACGTGCGCAGATACACCCGAGAGAGCCACGCAGGCGTTAGAGTGGCCAAGAGCTTGACGGGCGATGACACATTCTTTGACTGGGTTACAAAGCTCCAAGACAAGCAAATCGTATGGGGCAGGGCGACAGAAAATGGTGAAGCCTGATTTAGACGCGCTAAACGATTACATAAAAAAGATGCGTAATGTATCTTTTCAGTGGCACACCAATGATTGCTTTATGTTTACAAATAACGCCTATAAGGCCATGTATGGCGAAGGCTGGGCGGATGATTGGGTTGGCAAATATACTAAGGGCGGCATGTATTTGAAGCGTGATGACCTGCGCAAAGTGTTTAAATCTAACACTCTTCAGGATGCAATTGATTGTAAGTTGACGCGGGTTGACCACATCCCACCCAAGGGTGCGCTGGTTACTTGTGATCGTGCTAGGCGGTGGGTAATTGGTGAAGCACTTGGAATTTCTGTAGGCACAAAGGCTATCTTTTTGGGCGAAAAAGGTTTAGTTTCGCAGCAAATAGACTTCATTACGGGCGCGTGGATTAAAGCATGACATACAAGCTAGGTGATCTAACCGTTAAGAATTGGAATAGCTGGGATCGTGTCCCGCGCGCTGAAGTTATAATGTCTACGGTCTTCAGTAGTTTGACCGCTGGTACTCTTGCATATTACGCAGCGTATGCGGTCTCTTATATAGCCGTTACCGCTGTTACATCTTGGGCCTTGCGTGCGTTGTCCCCTAGCCCCAGCTTTAGCGGCGCTGGATCACGCGGCTTATTAACTAACACCCGTAATGCCACTGCACCGCAGCAAATTGTGTACGGTGAGATGCGCAAAGGTGGCGTTGTTACGTTTATCGAAAGCACAGGCGACACTAATCAATATTTGCATCAGATCATTGTGCTTGCTGGCCATGAGGTCAACAGCATTGGCGACATTTATATTAATGAAAACAAATATGAAGTTAATGGCAGCGGTTACGTCACAGATCAGCGATACGATGAAGAAACAGAAGCCTACGTTACTGACAATAAGTGGGGCTACGATAGTGGAACATCCACTTCCAAAATACGCATCAAAAAGCATACGGGTGCTGACAACCAGAGCGCAGATAGTGATCTAGAAAGTGAAACATCTGTTACGTCTGATTTTAAGGGCGAAGGCATTGCGTACATCTATGTTCGTATGGAATACGATCAGGACGTTTTCGCTGAAGGGGTTCCACTGTTTACTGCAAAAGTGCAGGGCAAGAAGTTATATGATCCGCGCACGTCCACAACGGTTTATTCTGCCAATGCAGCTTTGTGTATTCGCGATTACCTTGTTTCTGCGTATGGCTTAGACAATTCGGGTGACACAAACGACGCATACTTTCAGACCGCCGCAAACACATGCGATGAGGACGTTACCCTCTCTGGCAGCGGTACAGAGAACCGATATGAGATCAACGGTGTCATAAGCCTAGATCAGACCCCTTCCGACGTTCTAGGCGATATGATGACAGCCTGCGCTGGAACATTGTTCTGGGGGCAAGGTGAGTGGCACCTAAAGGTTGGTGAATATACATCATCTATTAAGACATTCACCCTTGATGACTTGCGTGGACCGATCACCCTAGACACAAAGCACAGCCGACGTGACAACTTCAACATTGTCAGAGGTACATTTAATGATGCGAATCAGGGCTTTATTCGTTCGGACTATCCAGAGATAAGATCATCTTCTTTTATTACGGACGATAACGGTGTTGAAAGTGCGCTTGATTTAGCTTTGCCACTAACCACATCGGCCTCAATGGCGCAAAGACTGGCCAAGATGACTCTGTTCCGTGGCCGTGAGCAAATGACCCTTTCTGGTGATTTTGGGCTAGAGGCTTTTGAGGTTGAGTGCGGTGATATAATTGCGCTGAATATGGACCGATATGGCTTTTCAGCTAAAGAGTTTGAGGTTGTTGGCTGGAAGTTCCGAAATGATGGTGATGCTGGCGACCTTAGAGTTGGCCTTACATTGCGCGAGACTTCATCCGCTGCGTTTAGTTGGTCCGCTGAAGAGAGCGACATTACTGGCAATGACAGCACGCTCACAGACCCAACTGCATCTTTAGATATAGCAAGTCTAACAACGTCAGGCGGTGGGCGAACAACTACAGACGGCACGTTTATCAACAGCGTCATTGTGTCTTGGGCCGCGCCAACAAATAAATTCATTACGCATTATGATGTTGAGTGGAAGGCGGTCGCTGATAGCAACTATGCTGCTACAACCACAACTGAAACGAGTATTGAGCTGAGTCCTTTGGTTGACGGTGTCCAATATATTATTCGGGTCAGGGCGGTAGCTGCAAACGGTCGTCGCGGTGATTTCGTCACGGCTACCTTTACGGGCGGTGGTGATACGACCGCGCCAGCACTGCCAACTGCGATCAGCGCCACTGGCGGGTTTAAATACATTACAGTCGAGTGGACTAACCCAGCCGACAGCGATCTTAACTTTGTTGAGATATACGAGAACACAACGAACACTAGCACGGGCGCGTCTAAGGTTGGTATCTCTGGCGGTGACAGCTTCACACGCACAAATCTTGGACTTAATCTGACAAGATATTACTTCCTTAAATCGGTAGATTACAGTGGCAATGCTTCTGCATTTACTACTGGTGTATCAGCGACGACCAACTTTATCGATGACGATGACTTCGCTAATGGTGTCTATAGTTTGTTCACCGATCAAGGTTTATATGCCATTGAGGATGTTACATCTCTACCTGCATCTGGTGACTTTGAGGGTCAGAAGGTGTTTAACCGTACTGACGGGAAGTTATATCAGTGGACAGGTTCCGCTTGGGAGCAAGTTGTCGGAGGTGCTGAGGACTTTAGTGACTTAACCGGGTCTATTGCTGGCGCTCAAATACCAGATGGTCTGATTGACACACTCAAGCTCGCTAATGATGCAGTAACAAATGCTAAGATTGCGACAAATGCAGTCACTGGTGATGTCATTGCATCGGGGGCTATAACAGAGACTAAAATATCTAGCGGTGCAATCACTACGCCTAAGATTGCCGCTGGTGCTGTGACAGCTTCTGAAATTGCCGCAGGGAGTATCACCTCAAGTCAAATTGCAGCAGATACGATTGCAGCGGGTAATATTGCCACTGGAGCTATCACAGCGGATGAGATTGCATCCAACGCTATAACTTCTGCGAAGATTACTGCTGGTGCTATCATTGGTGATAAGATTGCTGCTAATGCAATTACAGGGGCCAAGATTGCAGCAGGTGAAATCACGGGTGATAAGATCACTGCTAACACGATCACAGGTGGTCTGATTGCTGCATCAGGTATCATTACAAACTCAGCGCAGATTACCGATGCTGTCGTGACTAACGCTAAAATCGCAAACGCTGCAATCACATCTGCAAAAATACAAGACTTGGCAGTAACCAGCGCAAAGATTGGAAGTTTAAACGCGGATAAGATTACTGCTGGTGTCCTTAATGCAGCGCGAATCCCTACTTTATCGACCAATAAGTTTTCTACAATGTCCGGCCAATATGGGAACAGAAGTGGCGACACCGATAGCCCTGCTGCTTCAGGTACAATCACAAGTTTTACTTACACTCCAAGCTCTGCTTCTGTAGCCCTACTCACTCTGTTTATACAGGGTGTTTTGGAGACACGCCCCGGCGGTGAGGGCAGTTATAGTTTTACGATAGAAGTCTTTGTAAATAGCTCACTTGTGTTGTCCACGGGCGGTGTGGGCAATACTGACGGTACAGTAAGCGTTACTCTGCAAGGCAACTATGCTTTCAACGCCTCTGCCAATACATCTCAAACTGTAACTGTAGGTTGGAGGCAGTATAACGGAAGAAAGGGTAAGTTGCAGATAAACAATGGCGTTATTTCTTCAATCTTTACTCAGGATTAAAAGAGGTTAACAATGAATAGCATAGACTTTGACGTATCAGACCCTTGGCAAAGGCTAAGGCACGAAAGAAACTTTATATTAAATAAGTCAGACCGACATATGTTTTGGGACAGCCCACTAACAGATGCCAAAAAGCAGGAGTGGGCCACCTACCGTCAAGCCCTGCGCGACTTACCAGCGAATACAACTGACCCAGAAATTCCAGCTTGGCCCACACAACCTTCGTGATTTACTACTGATATCCTTTGTGCTAAATTGCGAGTGCATATGCTAACATAAACCTCGGAGGCCTATCATGGCAACTTTTAACAAGGTGAACGATTTCGTTGCAAACGCTGTTCACAACATGGATTTAGAAAGCGACCAGATCGTTGTAGCTCTGTCCAACACTGCACCGGGTTCGGAAACACCCAACCCAGCTGCGGATGGAAATGGTGTACTCGCCAATGTCACTCAGATTGCTTACACAAACTTGTCTGCACGAAACGTGACTACATCCTCGTCTGCGCAAACTGGCGGAACATACAAGCTGGTACTGGCTGACATCACGTTGACATCTTCCGGCGGCTCAACAGGCCCGTTCCGCTATGTGTATATCTACAATGACACAGTGACCTCTCCTGCTGACCCTTTGATCGGTTACTATGATTACGGTTCATCTTTGACGCTTAACGATGGTGACAGTTTGACTGTAGATTTCTCTGCTGCAAACGGAGTTCTTCAACTCGCATAAGGTGACTGAACATGGTGACGCTTGCAAATAGAGTTAAGGTTGAAACGTCTACAACAGGCACTGGGACGATAACTCTCGGTTCTGCTGTAGACGGCTTCCAAACATTTTCAGATGCGGATGTCTCAACTGGCGACACTGTTCGCTATGTAATAGAAGATGACGACTACTGGGAAATTGGTTCTGGTGTCTTCAACAGCGGTGCTGGGACTATGACTAGAGTAGTTCTCCAAAGCAGTAACTCAGGGTCACTTATTGACTTGTCGGGTTCTGCAATAGTTTTTCTTAGTGTCATCGCAGAAGACCTTAATGATACTTTGGATTACGGCCTTGTCACTGGTGCAGTTACTTTAACGGATGATTACGGAGGGCTGGTCTAATGGCACGGCAAATTCAATTACGTCGCGGGACGACGACACAAACCAATGCTTTTACTGGAGCTTTGGCGGAAGTTACTGTTGATACAGACAAAGATACTGTAGTCGTTCACGATGGCTCTACCGCTGGCGGCCATCCATTAGCCAAGACCTCAGACCTCGGCACAGCGGCCACTACAGCGGCGACTGACTACGCGACTGCGGCACAAGGCACATTGGCTGACACTGCTGTCCAGCCAGACGACAGCCCATCTTTTGGAAGCGTTACGGTAAGTGGTACGGTAGATGGGCGAGATGTAGCGGCTGATGGTACTAAATTAGATGGCGTAGAAGCTGGCGCTACCGCTGACCAGACGGGCGCACAGATTAAAACTGCATATGAGGCGGAAACCAGCGCCTTTACTGACGCTCAGTTCACCAAACTGGCAGGGATAGAAGCATCTGCTGATGTTACGGATACAGTCAACGTAACAGCCTCTGGGGCATTAATGGATAGTGAAATCACTAACCTCGCTCAAGTAAAGGCTTTCGATAGCTCAGATTACGCTACAGACGCGCAGGGAACAACCGCTGACGCAGCCTTGCCAAGGGCTGGTGGAGCTATGACTGGCCCAATTACGACCAATTCAACCTTTGACGGAGTTGATATTGCAACCCGTGACGCAGTTTTAACGTCAACCACAACAACAGCCAATGCTGCTCTACCCAAAGCTGGTGGAGCCATGACAGGGGCTATTACAACTAACTCAACATTTGATGGACGGGCAGTTGCTACAGATGGTGCCAAGCTAGACAACATCACGGTAACTCAGGCAGTTGACCTAGACCAAATGGAAATAGACATTGCTGCCCTTGCGAATGGCATGGTCTATAAGGGCGATTGGGATGCTTCTGCAAGTACCTTCCCTGGCTCTGGCTCGGCGCAAATTGGTTGGTTTTATTATGTTTCGGTTGCTGGAACTGTAGGAGGAGTATCATTTTCGGTTGGCGATAATATTGTTGCGATAGCTGATAACGCTTCAACCTCAACATACGCAAGCAACTGGTCAAAACACGATCAAACAGACGCGGTTACAGCGGTTGTGGGCCTCAATGGGTCAATAACCAAAAGCGGCCTTCTCTCTGCCTTAAATGTAGAGGACGGTGCTGACGTAACAGACGCCACTAACGTGACAGCGGCTGGCGCTCTTATGGATAGCGAAGTCACCAACCTTGCACAGGTTAAGGCCTTTGACTCTACCGATTACGCTACAGCTGCTCAAGGTTCCACTGCTGACGCAGCATTGCCTAAATCTGGCGGGGCCATGACGGGGGCGATAACAACAAGCTCTACCTTTGACGGGCGTGATGTTGCTACAGACGGTGCTAAGTTAGATGGAATTGAGAGTGGTGCTACAGCAGATCAGACAAATGCTGAGATACGAGCAGCGGTCGAAGCTGCTACAGATAGCAACGTATTTACAGATGCTGACCACACAAAGCTAAACGGTATTGCCTCTGGTGCAACAAACGTCACAAACAACAACCAGCTAACAAACGGCGCTGGATATACTACCAATGTGGGTGACATTACAGGTGTTACGGCTGGTTCGGGCATTAGTGGCGGTGGGACTTCTGGCACAGTTACAGTGAGCCACGCTGATACGTCTAGCCAAGGCAGCGCAAACAATAGCGGTGCTACGGTTATCCAAGATGTGACGCTTGACACATATGGACACGTTACAGGCCTTGGTTCACATACCCTTACCTTAGCTAACTTGGGCTACACTGGTGCAACTAACGCTAACTACATTACAAATAACAACCAGCTGACAAACGGTGCTGGATATACCACAAATACTGGCGACATCACTGGCGTCACGGCGGGTAGCAACTTAACTGGTGGTGGATCATCTGGTTCCGTTACTCTTAATGTCGCTAACTCTCCGTCCTTTTCTGGTGTTGTATTTGCTGAAAGCGTTCAAGAAGATTATGATGCTTTATCTGGCACTTCTCCAGCACCTGATGCAGATAATGCTGGTGGATTTAGCCTTACCATGACAGGAAACACTACGTTTTCTTTTGGCGGGGTTACTTCTGGTCGTGCCGTAGGCTTCATCCTACAGCTAACAGGTAATGGCTCAACAGTCACATGGCCTAGCTCAGTAGATTGGGCTGGCGGTACAGCCCCAGACGCGCCTGCCAGCGGCGCAAGCAACTTATATGTGTTCTACAGTAGAGATGGCGGGACTAACTGGATCGGCGTATTGTCTGCGGCAGCGTATGCGTAAGGATTAAAGAATGTCTAACTTTAAGAAACTTATGCTGGGTGCAGCAGTAGGAATCCCCGACCAAACGTACTGGCTCGTTATCAACGATAATACTGAGTTTACTAGCGGTGGAAATGGTATAACCTCTGATAATGACCAGAATGTCTATACTTCCGGCACATGGTACGATGGCAGTGGCAGCCAAGCGTTTGTTGAATCCTATGACCTAGACGGCGCACAACGATGGAGTAAATCTTTTGGCGGTTCATTGGCTGAAGGTTTCAATAGCATAGTATCAGACGGAACTGATATATACTTTCATGGATACTTACGAGGTGGGCTTCCCGGTGCTGGTACCAATAATGAGAATGGCGTTATAAAAATAAATGCGTCAGGAGCAAGCCAGTGGCAAAAAATCTTTGGCGCAAACGCTGGAAATGGTAATTCATTGACCGTTGGTGCTACTAATGGCAAATCAAATATAATTGCTGGCGGAAATCAATACACAGTTCAAACTCATGCTACTAGTAACGCTATCTTTGTTACAAAGTACAATACGTCTGGCACACAACAGTTTAAATATAAAATAACCGGGAATTATGATGTAACGGCTCAGGCTATTCAAGTAGATAGCTCTGGTAATATGTACATTTGTGGACGTATTAAGGATACCTCAGCCGGTACGAATTATAACGGGTACATAGTAAAAACAAATTCGTCTGGTGTTGTCCAATGGACTCACATGCATGGCGGGACGGGCTATGATCTATGCGAAGATATACTGATTAGTGGTTCTGATTTATATGCATCAGGTCGAACATCATCGAGCGGAAATGTATGCCGGGTGATGAAGCTAAACACATCTAATGGTAGCGTTACATGGCAGAAAAAGATGTACCAGTCTACCTCCTTCGTGACATCTGGACACTCGCTACAAATGGACAGCACAGGCGCATTGTATGTTCTCTGTCTTGAGACAAATTACAAATCACTTATAATTAAATTAGATAGTAGCAATGGAAACACTACTTGGGCTAGACGTTTTAGAGACGGTAATGCAGATCAGTTACGAAAGTCATTACACAGGCTTGCTTTTGATAAGTATGATAATATGCTAATGTCAGGTTCGTCAATTTCGTACAGTTCAACTTACTCTCAACACAGAGGTCAATTGATTTGCAAACTACCTAATGACGGTACAGGAACAGGAACTTATACCTTTCCCTCTCCATTCTGGGCGATTGTTACATATGAGTCTGTTTCTTTGACTAATACCACCTTGGGTGCTGACGTTTCGAGTACATCTGTAAGTTGGAGTACAACAACTCCAAGCCTTACAGAGCAAAACCCCAATCTATCATTTTCAAACACGGGATTTTCTCGTTCTATACAAACAGTAACGGCAGGATAATAAAATGGACTATGTAAAAGTTGTAAACTCTGAAGTAGACACTTATCCTTACAGTATTCGACAATTAAAAGCGGATAATCCAAACACGGGATTTCCACCTAATATCACCGAATCTTCGCTAGCTGAATGGAATGTCTATCCTATAACCCATTTAGACGCTGCTTCTCACAATGCAAGAACGCACATAGCAACACAGCAAACAACACCCACTTTTAATAATGATAGATGGGAGTTGGGTTGGGATATATCGGAGCAGACTGAAGAGCAAATTGCTTTATATGATGAACAAGTCGCACGAGGCATGAGGCAACTAAGGGATGAACTTCTAGAAGAAACAGATTGGCAAGCCCTGTCAGATGTAACGATGTCTTCTGAGATGACTGCATACCGTCAATCGCTGCGTGACATTACCACAAGCGATAACTGGCCTCACTTGGATAGGGCTGACTGGCCTACTAAACCTTAAAGGGAGCTTAACATATGCTTGGCTTCGCACCACTGGCTTCTACGGCGCTTGGAGAGGATGTAGGCTTTACGGCTCACGATCTGGTGGTAGACGCTGGTTCTTTTGTGCTTTCTGGTCAAGATGTAGTTTTTGCAACCAGTGAGATCATCGGTACGGGCGTATTTACCTTTACTGCTCAAGACGCTGAATTTGTTGTTACTAAACCAGTGGTTGCAGGGTCTTTTGCAGTCTCTGGTCAAGATGTCACTTTCAATAAAGGTTACGCAATAGATGCGCGGCAAGGCACATTTATTATATCGCCTCAAAATATTACTGATAATACTCGCAAAGTTGCAAGTACAGGTCAGTTTGCTCTTAATGGCCAAGACAGCGGCTTAAATTATCCACTGGTAGCTGACCATGCGAACTTTTCCATTACGGGTCAGGTTAGCTTATTTGGCGTCACAATGCTGGCTGGAACTGGTGCGCTTGCACTGGCGGGTCAGGCTGCGAATACAAACACAAGCATAGCTTCTGGCGCTGGCTCGTTTAATTTAACAGGGCAAGACGCAACATTACTTCCAGTCGTTGTTATAGCTGTAGAGCCTGGTATATTTGCTCTAACAGGCCAAGACAGCCGTTTAAATACCCATGAGATTTTTGAGGTTGGTACGGGTCAATTTACTCTTACCTTTACTGATACTGACACAGCCACCAGCATCATCGCCGGAACTGGTTATTTCAATGTAACCAATCAAGACGCTGTTTTAAATATAAGTGAAATACTCAATGCAGACGCTGGTGTATTTTCGTTAACAGGCCAAGACATCAACTTTGATGTTAGTGACAACTTCGTTGCGGAAGTTGGGATATTTAACTTAAATACGGAAACCGTTGCTCTCAAGGCTCGTTTCCACATTTCACCTTCCGCTGGTAGCTTTGCGCTACAGGGTCAAGATATTGACTTCGTAGAAGCGGAAGTAATTAAAGTAGAGGCGGGTATCTTTACAGTTACGACTGAAGAAGCCCAATTCATTCCTTTATTAACTTTGCCCGCTGAAACTGGCACGTTTGCGCTGGCTGGCCAAAACATTGGCATTGGATACTTCTTTAAGATTGATGGTGTTGGAGTATTTACGTTAACTGGCCAAGACAACAGTATGATTTCAGGAAGGGCTAGACGCTTTGAGTTTGCTGATGTTGCAAATGCCGTGAGCCTATCGCAAGATGGGCCAAACAATGCTATACTTGTAAATGCAAACAATGAGGCGGCTTAGATGTCTACTTTTCACATAAAGCAAAACGATACTGTGCCGTCGCTACGGGCGGCATTAGAAAACGGCAGCGGTGACGCGGTAGACTTAACCAATGCGACGTGTCAATTCCATCTACGCAAAATAGGCTCAACGACCGTGGTGGTCGATGCGTCTGCGCAAATTGTCACGGAGGCCACTGGCATTGTGCAATATAACTGGATCGCCGCTGACACTAATACGGTTGGGTCGTATCAG